AAAAGTCAAAGCGGTGTTGGCCAACTTACGGTTCATACCTCCTGTTTCTTTGCTTATCTCGGTAACTTTTTCAGCTACAGCACCGAAAGCACCTTTCTGTACCAATTGATTTATCTCGTGGTACTGACCTACTGTGATACCGAGTTCTTTAGACTGTTTTTCAATTGCTTTGGTACGTCTTGTATTAGCAAGAGTAACAGCCTGTTGCATTTCTTTAGACAGTTTACCGCTGGTTTTGATTGTGGCATTTAATCCGAAATATTCTTTACCTAGGGCACCGAGACTATCCCTTGCTGCTTTCATCTGGTCTTTAGCTGCAAACTTAGCTTGTTGAGCAGTGAGAATAGCCAAGTCTTTGTTCTTAGCAAATAGTTTTCTGTATGACTCTGTTAGGTCATCTGCTGCTACTTCACCATCCTGGAATACACCATTAAGAATTTTCTGTGCTTCGGCTAACTCTTTAAGTGATTTCTTACCTGTGATCATCTTGACAGCAAGACCACCAACAGCACCACCAACAGCAATTAAGGCACCAATGACAGCACCACCGGGACCAAAGGCAGACGCAAATTGTGAGCCCTGTTGACTTAATACCGTCCACGCGCTTGTACCCATCTGAAGCTGTACAGTCGTATCTTGAAGTTGCCACCCTGCGTTTTGCATGATGCCTCGGAAATTACGCATTGATCCACTTGTTTTTCCGGTGGCTACTCGCTGTGCTTGAAGTTGGGTAATTAACCTGGCAATTTCATCTTTTTGTTCTTTGGTTGCGTTGGCGCCAAGACGCATTTGAGCCGCATACACTTCTTGAGCATCATCACTGAGTGATGACATGTGTATTTGTTGTTTTAATTGGTTCGTAAGTCTGTTGTGCTGCGTCACTAACCTGTTAGCTGCTGTGAAGTTTTTTTGCGCCTGTGCACGTGCTTCTTTCATCGACAGAGAGGTTTTAGCTGTGACGGTAGCATTATCACCTAACGAATCGTTAAGTTGCTCCACGGCGGCATCAGTGCCTTTGATTGAACGAGTGAATTCAACAACTTTACCTTTGGCATCATCACCCTTCCAGACAATTTTTACCGTCTGTATTCTTTGTTCACTCATTTCATCAACCTTTTGTTAATTGAAGCCTGTAATGTATCAGCAAAAACGCTTTCTTGTTCAGCTAATGTAGCATAATACGCATTACTCATGAAAGGCACACCAGCTTGATAAGCACCGTTTTTAGGTGAATAACCGAACTCAGCCCAATACGCTAATTGTGGAGCTTTAATTTTTTCTTTAGTTGCCCCGTTCTTTTTTACAATGGGAACATCATAACCATGTTTAGCTGTTATGCTATCCACAAGAAATACACCTGCCATGCCAACAATGTCTATCTTGTTGTCACCGTATTCAGTGTTGTAACCTATGGAGTCATAAACATAATCACCGACATGACCCCAAGGGACCATAGATGCCCAATTAGTCTTAATTGCAGATTCAAACAATTCCATCTGTGCATCGGCGGCTTCTTTTATTGCTTCGGGGAAATCTTCAGCAAGTTTAAGCAGGTCATTAACTAAGTCACCTAAATCTGATTCAACTGTGATCCTCGTTTTAGCCATGGTCTAGTTCCATAATTCTCTGAATGATTTTTTACACTCGTTAACATCTACGTGTTCTTGCTTAACTGCGGGTTTATCCTGGTTATCATCGATACTGAAATACAAAGACCAGTGTTCAAGTTCAGATGCAGGAAATTGCATCACCTCAAACACTGGTCTACGAAGAAATTGGCAGATGCGTTTAATTAAAAGCGCATGACCATTATTTAAGATTCGTTTTTTTTTCCTTCAAGGTCATCAGATAAATTAATAGGGTTTAATTCACCAACCATAGGATAAAGACTATCCACAAGACCGTTAGGGTAATTAGATAATGTGAAACTTTCAATGGTGTCCCAAAAACGAGTTCGTGTGCCTTGGATTTTAACCGCACAAACAATACGTGAAGCAACAATTTTTTCTGATTGTTCAGCCACGCTCATTGTGCCTGAAAGGATCGGTTCTTGAAGTTCGATTAATTTTTTAACATCTGCAATGGTGAATTCACTAACTTCCAGATCATGTACCGAACCATCTAAATCTGTAAACTGAAACGGTATTGTTTTTACTAAACCTGTTAATTTTAACATTTATTGTCATCCTGTTTTAAGTTGGTCATGGTCCTGTTAACCATGACCAATAAGGTTAAGATACCACGATTTCTAAGCTGTGAGTAACGGTAGTTCCGTCACCTGTAGTACGTGTAACAGTAATGTTCACTGTACCTGCTGAAATACCTTTAACGTAACCCCATTTGGTCACTGATGCAATAGCCGGGTCATCCGAAACAAATGTGTCTTGATTGACCTCGTAAAAAGCATCTAAGGGTGTGTTAGCAACGGTCAACTGTTCACCTTCTCCAACAGTCAACGTCCCTGTACCTGCCAATACGACAGCGGTTAATAGCGGTGCTGTTGTCCAAGCAACAAATGAGTTCTGCTTACCATTAGCACTAAACATTCGCCAATCTTCTGCTGTCACATCGTCGGCCAGGTAGCCTAATGATTTGAACGTGAAAGTACCTCGTTCTGAATCAGGGAACGTGATCCGCATCTGCATTTCTTCTTCGTTTTTACAACGGTCCAAGAATATTTGCTGAATTGCGCGATCTGTAAAATGTTCAGACCCTTCAGTTTGAGGCGGGATAATTTGACCTTTGAAGTTTTTATCACCACCATCACGTAAACCGGATCCGTAACGTTTAATACGATCTTCAGTTGTTGTTTTCTCTTTTGCTTCAGCTAACGAACCTGTATCACCAGTTGAAGTGATACGAGGTACACGTTTCCAAACACCATCACTGTCATACTGTTCAACAATGGTCCCTGCAGCTAATGTCACATCTTCTAGCATACATTGTACTCCTACATTATTTATAAGCTGCCATATCGTAAAACGCTCTACGATATGGCTGTTCTTTTAAACCGAATTCGGTCAATACTAAGTTTGTATACACACGCTGAAAATCAGTGGTTCTGATATCGTCCATTTCTTCAAGTGTGCGTAATATAGATTCTACATCAGATTGACGTTTAGCAACAACTGTTAAACGCCAAGTGCTGCTTTTCTTCACTTTTCGACCACTTAATACCCTGCTGAATGGATTTGCTACATTTGCAACAAGCACTGAAGGTTCTGTTTGTGTTTCTGGTATTTCACCAGAATACACGTTGTCACCTATCTTGGTTTTAAGTAATGCTATTACTAATGCTAAATCACTCATGGTGTTACTGCTCCCTCAATCGCCAGAAGAATGCAAATCCATTTACAACGTTGCCCCCACGAACATTTACAACAGGTGGCGCAAATGTTAGATTACCGGATGCCCCGTTAAACGCAGCGAATCTGACAGCCTCACCATGCAGAAAGCCTTTAATTTCCGAGTCTTTTGTCTCGCTTGATGCAGATGTATTTGAGATTTCACTTGTGCGAACTGAGTCCTCGTTTTCAGTGAAGGTTAATCCATCATCATCTGTGCGATCTGAAAGTAGATTGAGTTGAGCAGTACCACCAGTGCCGTTATCTAGTTGATATCCTACAACCCCGCTCATTAGATCAAAATCTCTGCCTGTGTTATTTTTTAGCCAGTATTCTCCGTCCCCATCTTCGATTAGCTCAAAACCTTTACTACTGGTGTCCGACAGTACCATCCCCTGAATGTACGATAGATTTAACGAGCTAGTGCCTATTGATGTTATCACTCTGGCAAAAATAGCAAAGTGCAACTTTTCGTCTTCTGGTATTTGTGTTCCTGAATATTTAGTCATTATGCTGCTCCTAGCGCGAATGCTGCATTTGGACTTAATGCGTGGTGATAAATCCCAAGTCCTTTTAGCTCGGTATTTACAGGCTGTATAAACGTGTAATATGAGCCTATAGAGAACTGATTATTAAGATTATAAACAGGTGTACCAGATGTGTTGATTGCCACCAGCACTCCGTTAGCGTATATGATCGCGTTAACACCATCGTAAACAAAAATAAATCTAACGTTTTCTGATGTGTCAAAATTCCCAGCTGTTGTAGCTGTTCCAGCACCTGTTGCAAATTGGATTGCGCCAGTGTTTACTTGCCTGCGAGCATAAAACAAAGTGTCGCCAGCCCATATAAACGCGTTTGCCGTTGCAGAAGTTGGTATATCTGCGCTATCAATGACGATACTGAATGGTCGCCCCGGTGCAGGTAGACTGTTCATCATTGGTATTGATACACGATCTGAAAATCTAGTTTCTGGTGATGTAGTTGTTGATTTGTACGGCACCGGATATGATGTTTCTGTTAATTGTGCGAACTTGATATAAACAAAGTCACCAATCGAACCAGCACCTGCAGGACCGCCTGAGTGCGGGAACACTTGAACATTAACAACAGACGCGTCTGTCACCTTACAGTGAGTTACACCATGTTCATCTAACGCTATGTCGTTAGATGAATTGATGCCACCCTCAATCCTAAGCGATGCACCCGACACATTACCTGCTTTCATAAAGACACAAAACGCGCCGATTGTAGTTGTCACGTTTTGCTGCAATCTTGAGAATGACGAATCATCTGTGATTTCGAGTTTGAACCATCCGTCACCGTTGTCTGTTGGTGTTAGTCGCGTTGGTGTCCATGCTGTGTTGAGGAAGTTCTCACTACCTGACAATTCATTGTCATGTTCACCGTAAACACTCACACCGTTTTCAGCGATTGCGATCTCGTCTTCAAGCAATGTTTCAGGTACGCTTGATAAATTAACATTACCTGTCTCACCTTCTCGCGTGTATATTAGTGATCCGCTTAATCGCTCAACTATAGTGTTACCGAAAGGTAGACTAACCTCTGGTGGGTTGTTCTCTAACTCTTTCAATCCATTAACTGCACTGACAATAGCCAGTGGGTATCTGCTGTAACCCATAATTAATCCTCTGTAATAATTACATTGGTGAGTGAAGCTGTTCTGCCTGATTTAACGTACAGTGTTTCACCGTCTGCCAATGAGAAATACACAGGGTCCCCTGTGAAACGATGACCTATTAAATCAACAGATGGCGCACCTGTTTGAATGCAATGTTGGCCGCCTGTCGTGATGTTTGCAGTACCCGTTGTTGGTCCTGTCACTGTTGGCACCCACACATCAGGTGTGTTGATTGCCACGTTTATTGTATCTGTCATTTCTTGATCACCTCGCAAGTTAAGATCATGGCTTTAAGATAGTCATCAGGGTTGACATGGTTCACTTCATATTCAATACCGTCATGGACTAATACTTGTTTATCTTCAGCACGTTCATCATACCACATCAATACAGTAATTATCGTGCTGGTGGTTGTGGTTCCGTAATCTTGAACCTTACTACCACTGACTGTTTTAACATGCGCCCTGGCATCAAATACAAGTTCTTTATCAACAACTTCACCGTATTCATCTGTTTCATTACTAGATAAATATAGCTCGACATAATGACGTAAACGGCCAGCGTTAATATTATGATACATAATCACGACTCATGCTAAGTAAATGTTTACTGGTCATCGGCATTTTTTCAACGCTAAGTCCAGTGATAAAATCTTCACGATTATTGTACATGGTACTGATCATCATGAGTATTGCCTGTTTCACTGCACCCGGCAGATTAGCTATAGCGGCACCACAAGCATAAGTTATGTTGATGTCATAATAAAGCACACCACTTACCGTCACCTCTTCAGTTACATCATTATAGCTGTAATCGTCTGTTGTGAGAGTAACATCACCGCCTGTCGAGTCTTTGGCCGTGATTTCTGTAATGGCTGTTACGTTTCTGCCATAGAGCTTTAAAACACCACCTTGCTGACTATATTGCT